AATGGGTCCTGCTGTCCCTTCCCAAAAGGGCGGATTGCAGGTTGGCCGGGACGTAAATCGTCTCGCCCGTATCGGTAAGGAGTTCCTTGCGCTAATGGGTCAGGTGTTTGATCGAACACCCCCTTGTGCGCCTCCTATGACCGATCCCAAAGCCGTCAAGGCTTGGTGTTCTACACCGTTAGAACGCCTGTCCCGCAGGTCTTCGAATATTGACGTGTCCTATGCAGCGTCGATGTTTCTTTTCCGGAAGGTCCTGCCTTCTCCTTTGGGGGATCCAGTTCCCGCCTATCTCGAGAAGCTCGGTAGGCCCCCCCATCTCGACCCCCGGTTCGAAAAAACGGTCCAGCAGCAAATTCCCCACCTGTTCAAGCCAGGTTGGGATCGCCGTTATGAGAACTATGTACAACGGGTAGTCGTGTCAAAGTCGGCTTGTTTGGAAGCAAGCTGCAAGAAGGGTGGAGCCCGTGCCGAAATCCTTCGGGATTTGGGGCAACGGGAATTCATCGAGCTATGCTTGCGGGGGGAGCCTATTGAGGCCACCCGGAATGTGATGGCTCTGGATGACGGGGGCAAGAAAAGGATTGTGACTGTGGCGACGGCGCTTCAGTCCCAATTCCTCCCGCTCCACCTCCTTCTTTACGACCACCTGTCCCGTAAGGACTGGCTCTTACGGGGGGATGCGAAACCCGGTGCTTTCAAGGGTTTCTCTCCTGTACAGGGGGAAGTATTCGTTTCCGGCGATTATGAGGCGGCGACTGATAACATTTCGTCGTCCATATCGAAACTGATTTTGGCTGAGATCTTCAAGTGTTCCAGCCACGTCCCAGAGGGGGTGAAGCATGCGGCTGTGGAGTCCATGTCAGGCTTACTGTCTTATGACGGTAAGTTGTTCCCACAATTGACAGGTCAATTGATGGGTAACCTCCTTTCATTTCCCCTACTTTGCATCGTGAATTATTTGAGCGTGGTCCACACGTTCGGGTATAGGCGAGCGAAGGAAATACCCCTCCGTATCAACGGGGATGACATCGTGTTCAGGTCCAGACCTGAAGAGTTTGAGAAGTGGGCGGACTCGGTTCAGTCGTGTGGTCTTACTCTCTCCAGGGGTAAGACGCTCGTGCACCAGTCCATCTTTTCCTTGAACTCGACGTTCTTTCGTGCCCGTGCGAAAGTCCGTCCGCGATTGATACCTGTCATTCGGAGTGCGGCTATCTGGTTGCCATGCGAGAGCCCTAGGGCTCTGGCGGACCGATGCCGTTCCGTTTGTACAGGGGGGTGGGGAAGGATGCGTTCCAGCGCGCAAGAGGCTGTCCTCCGGTTCCACCACAGATTGGCTCGCAATTCTGGGTGTTCTTTCCGTCGAGGATGGCGATTGCCGTTGCAGCGGGAGACACTGG